GCCCAGTCTCCAAGTGTCACTGCTAATGCGGTTACCAAGTTGGATCATGGAATCTGCCACACTTCCTGTACGAGTAACACCAAAACCATAGCTACCAAATACCTGCATGTCACCAAACTTGTGTTCTGTACCAAATTGCAAATAACTGGTAGAGCTATCACCAAATGCCAAAGCACCAGCGCCATAGTTACCAAGGAAGCCCGACTTTTCAGTCATTGCACCAAACTGCACACTATAGCTAGCGTCTTGTTCAGTGTAAGTAACTTCGCTGGCATTACCTGCCTGACTTTGCATCATTTTAATGCTGTAGTTTTCGTTTACTGGCACAGACATTTCGCTGTAGTTAGCAGGACTCAATGCCAAGTAAGAACTAGAAGCTCGGTAAGTTGCTACTGGATTAGCCACAGTTGCCTTAGTCATATCCAATGTATAGTTGCGATTGTAACTGTCCAAGCCTTGAATGTTTTGTAGCACACTACTTGTTTTGATACTAGCACTGCCGCTAGATGCAACACCAGAAGCTGTTAAAGGAATAGCTTTGTTATAACCTTTAAAGTTAGCAATAGTCAGCAAACCTTGTGGTTGTGTAGCTTTGTCAAAGTTTACCATACCCCAACCATAAACTTCGTCTACACCTTTGGCACCCATGTCTGTGGCAGTTGTCTTAACCAGGTGAACAATCTGTGCAGAGCTAAGTTGTGGCCAGGCCTGTTTCAACAATGCAACACCACCACTAACCACTGCGGCCGCTGGGCTTGTGCCTGTGACTGCACCAATACCGTTAGTACCACCTGCCTTAATGCCTGCGGCAGTTCTACCTGCATCAGGAACCGCGCCCCACATACCTGTACCAGGAGCCACTACATAAAAGTCTTTGACATAGTATTTGTCGTTACATACATTACCAGTAAAGCTGTTACAAAGAGTGCCGGCTTGGTTACTAGTGGCGTTCATTGTCCAACCACCTTTGCCATCACCTACCACGTTACCAACGATTAGTACACGACCGCCCATAAGCAAATTGCCATTAGCGTCTGTCTGTGTTGCAAATGCCGCTGGCATCTGCGTATACTTTGCACCTGCATTACCTGATGCCGCTACAATAACCGCAGAACTTGTTGAATTAGCAAAGGATGCCACACTTTTCATCGAAGTACCATAAAGATAACTCTTGCCGCCTGTTACTGCACTGTTATAGTTGTTAGGAGCACGGAAGATACCGGGACTGACTTCTACTGTAGTTGTCTTAAATGTATTATCAAAGTTTGAGCCCAAGCTCAAATTAATAACGCTGGCGCCTGCCTTTTCTGCCAGTGTTATACTTCTATAAACTGCCTCCATGTCGATGCCTGTACTTGCCAAACCTGTAGACGAACTAATTGAACTAGTTGCTTGAAACAATACCAGTTTAGCATCCGGAGCCACACCAACTGTACCATTGCCGTCTAATGTACCTGCGGCAATACTTGCCATCTGTGTACCGTGAACACCTGCCACTGTTTTTAGTTTAGTATTATTAGTCACACTAATAACATTCTTTTTAATGTCTGTGTGATTAGCATCAAAGCCGTTGTCAACAATACCAATGATAACACCTTTGCCTGTGATACCACGTGCCCAGGCCTGAGGTGCGCCGATTGCTGTCAGATATTTTGTCTGTGTTTCTGCTTCTCTGTTAGCAAATACCTGCGCCTGCGCACTTACTGCTAGAGTAGAAACTGCCACTGCTACAAGAGTTAGTTTGAATTTCATTTGAATTCCTTTTACTGTTTAAGTAATTATTATAACATAAAACCCAATTAACGTCAATTAATTGGGTTTTTTGGTTAGTTTAGCACACTTCTGCACGTTTCAAAATTGTAGTTTCTGCCAACTTTTTCCAGTTGTGAGCACTCATTTTACGCAGGTCTGCAATCTTAAGAACTGTACGCAAACTCAGTTCACGCAGACGATTACGCTGTTCCCAGACATATTCGACGATGTCGTTTTCAGCGCCTGCTTCAAAATCATAACTGTTCAACATGCCGTCACGAACAATCTGTTTGATACGCAGATACTTGTCACGCTGAGTGTCCATTGTAAGGTCCAAATAGTGACAACGACTTTCCAAAGCATCCAAGTGATCACGCAACTTCTTGCTACGAACGTGCTCGAACTTGATGTTAGTGATAAAGATCACACTACCTTTAAAATCAAAACGATCTGGGACACCTTCGCGACGCAACATATTGCTATCAATGTTCCAAGAAATTGTACGCTTCTTAGAACTATCCAATGCCGCTTTCAAGATGTTCAGTGACAAGTCGTCAAGCAAGATACTGTCACAGTCGTCGAACACTAGCACATTACCTTCGTCTGCGAATTGAAAGAGTTTGCAGTACAAACCAATAGCACTCATCGCACCTTTAACAACTTCAAAACGATTCTTACGCTGAGCCATCTTGTCAAACAAACTGGCTTGCTCAAGCACCTTTTCAACACCAAAGGATTTACCTACGCCAGGAGGGCCACTAACAATCATAGCACGGACAGCACCGGTGGTGGTACCTTCTGCCATTTGATCTAGAATGTCAAAACGTTCACGAATACGTTCAATAGCGGCTTCTTCACTTTCGGTATAGACTTCTGGCTCTTTGGGTTTAACAATGGTCAACACATTGTCGTCTTTGTTAGTTTTACGGATTTCCGTATCCGACATATCTGCCACACTTTTACCTGACACTGTGATGTCATCGCGATCTGCGATACGAATGCGAACTTCTTTGCCTTCGCCCTGTCCCAGACTGCCGTTGTCTTCTACTGTGATGTACATACCTTTGGTACCTTCACGGACATCTTGCACAAGACGGAAGGTACTGTTACGAATATCGATGTTACGATACTTGCCGCTAAAAACTGTCACATTAGCCATTTAAAAACTCCTGTTTCGTTAACTGATACTAGTATTATACACTAAAGCCGAATTTACGTCAATTATTGGGAATTATGCCCAACCTTCTGCTTTCGCTACAGGCTTCTTCATAACACGATTAACAAAGGATTCTGGAGTATCGTCAGTGCGCACTAACATAAAACCCATGCTCTCCACTAAGTCAACTTCTGACACTTCCAGGTTCAGGGACGCGGCTCTTAATGCGGAATTCATCTTTGAAAGAGCATACTTGACACCTGCGTCAAAAGCATAATACTCGTCAGACGTGGTATCCTCAAAGTCAAACTCAGACTCTAGAACCTGAGTATACTCCTGTTCATCTGCTACAATGAACTTGCCGATCTTCTTCCAGTTGCTCTGCTTTTCACAGTCAAAGTGATCACAGGCTTCGTTGAGGTCGAATCTGTTGAAATTGTCGTAGTTTACTTTAGCCATTTTTCTCTCCCTTTTGTGTCTGTATGTATATATTATACTGCAAAAATGAATTTACGTCAATTATTGGGAATTAATCGAACTGAATGTCGGCTATTTTTCCGTCTCGGAAAATGTAATAACAATTTACTAATCCATAATTAACCCAAATACAGTCGTTTCCAGGGCGCATATCGTAGTATTTTATACCCTTTTCCTCAAGGTCAGCGGTTACTAACATAACCTCAAAGGGGTTTAAAGGTCCTGTAATCATACCAAATCCACTTGAACTTGCTTGTTACGTATAGAAGTCACAAGCCCTGTAGGGCTCATTTCGCCCTTGCGCTGAGCTTCATAACGCATATAAGCCAGCTTCATCAGAGCTTCCCAGCATACTGTACGAGCTGTCACTGTAGCGAACTGCTCTGTCATTTGCTTAACAGTCATATACATACCGATGTCGTTTTCACTGCCGTCGCCCTTGAAAATAACACGGAATTTTTGGCTATTTTTAAAGCCGTCGATGATAGTTTTTGTACGCATTTCAAACCCTCTTTTGTTAAGCGATAATGTATTATACTGCAAAATTGAATTTACGTCAATTTATGGGTATTTTGGGTTTTCAAGCATGAAAAACCCGGAAAAACCGGGTTTTGTGTAAGCTATGGGCTTTAGCCCATAGTAGTGTCTTCCATGCCAGCGACTCGCAGTTTTGTAATATTGTTGATTTGGTATTGTTTAGCATCAATAGCCTTCATCAAACCAAGGTACTTGTTCCTAACCATGGCAAACTCATTTATCAGTAACTGCCATTCAACAACATCAGGATCTCCGTCAACATACCTATCTGCATCTCTGCTAGTTAGTGCGCGGTTATAGTTTTCAGTATACTTCTTAAACATTTCACTGCGCTTTTTTCTAAGCTGTATGTTTAGCCATTCTAAGATAGCTTCTACTTCCTGAAGTTGATTAAACCTATACTCAACAATACCAGGCATCAGTCTGGCGTTTGACTCCAAGTTGCCTTTAATACTAGTATCAATCCTAGCACTAGCCAACTCGGATTCAAAATAGGATATAGCATCTGGTAACTCGCCTAAGTTACCAGATACACGTCTATACCAGTCACTCATCAATCATCATCGTAGTCGTAATTGTCTTCGCTGTAATCATCTTCATCGTCGACAATATCGTCAACAGTGTAGATATCTTTGATCACAGTATCCAATACAGAATCATTGCCCAGCAATTCTTCACTGACACTATCCATGTCATAGTGATTCTCTAAAGTTCTCAACAATGTACTAGCGGCATCATATCGTTCTTTTTTATCGATATAAGTCTTAATACTTGTCCAAACGTCGACAATAAGATTTACCTCATCATCATGCAACATCTTCTTCCTCCTTAACAATGTCCGGTGTATTTACACTGGCGGTCATATCTCTGATCATAATATCAGCCATAGCTTTGTCCAATAAATCATTGGTCCAGCCTTTGCGCATTGCTTTTAGAATTTCACCGTCTTTGGTAATATATGTATAACTGTTACCTTCTCGCTTGAGTAATCCGCGTTCTTCCAACATGTCAAACAAACCACTGTAGGGACTCATACCTGTTGAGTATGGAATCTGTACATGTACAGTTTCAAAAGGTTTAGCGTAACGAGTTTTCATAATCTTACAACTAGCACGAATACCGTTAACTGATGTAGTCTTGTTACCATCTTCGTCTAGCTTCAACTTCAACTTACGCATAGCAACTACAATGGAACTGGCATAGATAAAGCCCTGTCCACCACTGATCTTGTCATCTGGATCAAACATATCCTGACTAGCGTATGTGTGATTAGTAGCAACTAAACCAATGTTTAGATTACCAAACATATTAACACAGTTACGAACCAATGCTGTCAGTGCTTTAGGTTTACGACCCATATCACCTTTCAAGTCACCTGCTTCAAACTGGTTAACGTCTGTGGGAGTCAACAACATACCCAAGCTGTCAACAACAAACAATACCTTGGGACGGTTGTCTTCGGGCAATGCTCTATAGTCTGCTACGAACTTTGTAACTGTTTTAGCTACGTCATCGATCATAGCCATGTTAAGTTTAAGCAACTTACTTTCGTCAGTGTCAACACCCAGTGCATGAAGCCATGCTTCGTCCAATGCGTTTTCACTGTCAATAAGCACTACATAAATGCCTTGTTCTTGTGCGTGACGGATTAAGTTACCTGAACAGATATAACTTTTACCTGCACCAGACTCACCGGCAAATACAGTAACCTTACCCATAGGCACGCCTTTGAAAAAGTCGCCACTGATCAAATAGTTCAGTGTATAGTTACCAGTGCTAATCCAATCAGTTGGATCGTTAAAACCAATACTAAGGCCTTCAATGCTCTTAGTGATTTCTTTTCTAAATTTACTTACGTCAAATGGTTTTGTCATTTTGTTCTTCCTTTTGTTCTTGGTCGTATACCATAATCATTCTCGTCAACGGTTCCATTTTCTCTTGAAAGAGTTCAGGTACTTGTCTTGCCACAGATTTCATTTCAAACTGAGTAGGATAATGTCGTAATGCATGAATACAATAGAGTCGTAATTCTTTTGGTATACGCTTCCATCTGCCATTAGAGTTTGCTATTTCAGCTAGCAACTCTCTGGCAGATGCCACAGCGCGATATCGTTCGTCTGGTAGTGTCATTGGATACTCTCTACTCTGTGATAGTAAACGTTTTTTAAGCATAGAGAACCTGAGCGTACATTTACATGCAGAGGCCCAGGCCGTGTTTATTGCTTTTGACGATTACGGATCATTGCCAAGATGTCGTTGACGTCTTTTTTACCTGCGGGTGCCGCGGCGTTATCTGCTTCAAATGGAGGATCTTCATCGTCATCCATTGACGGTGCCACTACTGCAACTGCTGGCTTGGCCACTGGTGCCGGTGCACTAGGACGAGCCGCTGGTTCATCACCTGAGGACTCTGTCCTGTTGCCACCACCAACGTTCAAACCTGCAGGCTTAAAGTATTGTCCCCAACGCTGTGGATCATACAATTCACCGTCAATGCTTGCTTTGAACATATCATAAATGATATCAACTTCTTCTTTAGTTGGCTTCTTAGGCATGAAGTCATTTAGGTTGTACAAACCAAATTGTTCAATAGAAGCACGTTCTACTTCACTGAGGCCACGTTCACGACGTGCAAAGCTACTTGTGCTGTAGTCTGCATATTGACCTTTGGTAGTCTTAGTCAAACGGAAGTCTGTACCGTTTTCAATGTCTGTGAACAGGTTATCCATTTCAGGATCCATCAAAGCCGCTTTAACAATGTTAAAGATACTTGGGTTAACGATGAATCTACGAACTGGATTCTCTGGAAGATTTTCTTCTGCCAGCTTGCTGTCTACTACTAGACCCTGGAACAAGTAACTACGCTTCTTCCAGTATTTGTTTGCTAGATCTTTAAGACCTGCATCCTTGTACCAAGGACGAATCTCAGCATGAATAGGACAAGTTTCTTTCCACATTTCCATGCAAGGTACTGTAACTGTTACAGGCTTGCCTTCATCTCCGCCCTTAACGCCAGGGAAAGATAAACGAATCATTTGGCGTTCGCGCCATGGGAAAGTGTTGGTATCATCTCCATCAGGGAGGAAACGAATAGTTGTTGTTGAATTTTCTGGTGCGTTCCAGAATGGATACACTGCATTGTCCATTGCGGACTTTTGAGTGTTATTTTGTGTTTTGTTTTCTTGCTCCATCAAACGAGCGCGAATTTCTGCTAATGTTGCCATAATATTTTCTTCCTTTAAAATGCCAGGGTTTAACCAAATTTAGTTGCCTGGAACACTAACTACTCCCAGTTAGTGAACGAATTGTAACATGTTATTACATGCTACGTCAAGTACAAAATAGCCTTTTGGCTATTCTGCACATTGATATTTATACCATTATTTCAAGATTTCTCTGATAGAGAACTTGCTGATAGCTGATTCAAAGAACTTGTTAGTATCTAAGATATCGGAAACTTTTTCTGCTAGGGCTGCCTTACCAACTATGCTTCTAGTGATGTTATCAACTAGTGCTGGGTCCAGTAAACCTTCTTGAACATGTGTTGCCACAGCGGTTAATTTTTGTTTAACTGACTCGTCTTCCAATACTGGTAATACCATATTGATAAGTTCAGTTGTATTGATTGTTGGACTTTCATAAACGATCATCTCGCTCATATCAACATCAGGCATTTCGCTGAAGTAAATGTGTACACTTTCTTCAACTTCTTGTTTTAATTCTGCCATTGCAGATTCTGCCTGTAACTTTGATTGATATGACTTCATGTAACCATTTAGCTTTGGTAACATTTCGCCAATGCTTTCATCGAAGACATTTTTTGTTAAACGTTCTTTTAGAGAAGCTACATCAGTGTCGTCACTTTCATGAACATCGTTCATCAATGACTCTGCGTTGTATCTACCAAGAATTTGTTTAATCTCAGACAATCTCATTTGAACAACGGAACCAATATCGCCTGCTTGCTCTTGTAGACCATTTGAACGAATGTACTGTGTAACACGCATTAACTGTGTGCGTTCTTCACTTAGTCCAATAATCTTTTGTCCAACTTCATCATAAGGTGTACCACCTTCAGCAACGTGCTGAGTCATAATACGAGCACCTGCTAGGTGTGTATGTGGATACTTGAATCGCTCGCCCTGTGCATTTTCAATGAACAATGCACTGATGTTGCGACTGCGACTACCACGAACTTCTTCGTTAACTGGTTTGTTATGACGAATAATTAGCTTTGCGCCTTCTGTTTGTTGGTAACTAGTTTTAACAGAACCCATGCTAGGTCCTAAACTTTCACTTACCACGTTCTCTGCATGTTTTAATTCTATGTCTGTACCTGAATAAGGCATAACATCAACTCCTATTAAGTATTTTTTGGCGATCCCACCTTTGATAGTTCGCTGTAACTCTTTTAATTTATTTTTATCTGTGCTTTCGCCAAATTTAATTTTGATAACGTTTTCTTTTTCAGATAGTTCAACAGTGAACTTCTGATCCATACTGTAAAATCTTCTACCTTCTTTGGCATTCTGAGTTTGTTTACCACCTACATCAAAGATGGCTATTTGGTAACCAAAGCCTTTAAGCTGGTCAAAAATTCTATCTGCTACAGTACTGAAATCAACGGCCATAGTATTATTTACCTTTTCTTATTATATTATACCTATTGGCATGGGAGCAATAAAATCGCTACTGCCACGTTCTACCAATGCGTTATATGTGTTTTCATCATACTTCATCAAGTGTTCAACTAGCCTTACTGCAAGTATTGTACCCATGACCAAGTCATCCGTTTCGCCCTCTTTGGCAGCAAAGCTAGCGCCATGGGCAACAAAAGTTTTTAGCTCTTGTATTAAATTTTTACTCTTGGGCTTCATTTTATCCGACTCAATATAGTATTTTAGCTTTGTACAAGCGGCTAGTTTACTCTTATTGGTTGTGTTAAAGCCTTTGCGTTTAGCGCCAGGCTCACTGAGGAAATATCCAGGAATGTTATCCTCGCCATACTCTACGATCGCAACCAGTGCGGCTTCGCCCAGTGTATTGTTTTCAACACTCCAATACATTTGTTCGTTGTCCAAGCCCTGATCTTTTAACCAGTTTAGTAAGGACACCAGTACTCGTAATTGTCCACGTACATCTGTTTTATTGTGTTGCCACTCTGCAACCTGTGCTAGATCTGGCAAGCTAAACACTTGTATTGCCGCGCTGTCACCACCAGTACCCAAACTTGGGTCCCAGCCTATGGCATAAGTTTTTTCTTTGTTTACTTTTTCATATATTCTTAGCTGACCTATTCTATCCATGGGATCCACGCCCTCTAGATTAGCCAGCTTAATACTGTTAATCAATGTTTCATCAGCGGCAATAAACTTGCACTCGTGTTCTCGAAAGAATCTATCCTCACCAATTTTACTGCGTTCATGATCCGCCCAGGCTTCGTCTCTGTCTGGATGGTCACTCCAAATGTACTTGATACTCTTAAAGCCGTTTTTGCCAACTGGTCTTGGATTACCGTACTCGTCAATGTTCTTGATAGCATCGTTCCAGATCTGCGCAAACTGGTCATTATCCTGTGATGGAGTACTTGTAATAATACACTTACCACCTGTTGACAGTGTTGGACTTAGGGCTGTCCAGAATTCCTTGGCAATACGAGGTGGAACGAAAGCAAACTCGTCAAGATATACCAGTGTAATAGACATACCACGACCAGTATTTTCTGTTGTTGTAGCACTGACAATACGACTGCCATTGTCAAAGTCAATACTACCCTTGTTGTAACTTGTAACACCTGCTTTAATCCAGTTAGGTAAATGCTCGTACATAAAGCGCACACGTTGCATGATCTCCTGCGAACCTGTATACTTGTGAGCGGCAATTAGAATAGTTGAATCTGGAACAAACATAGCATACCATAACAGGTATCCAGCAGCGCAGGTAGACTTACCCATTTGTCGACCCAACATGTTAATACTATATTTGAAATTGTGATAAGCGTTGATTAAATCTACTTGATAGTCGTAGAGTTCAAATTTTACCTTACCTTTGGTGGGATGTTGAATCCACATGTACTCCTTTAAGAAGTATACAGGATCAGTGGCGGATTTTACAATCTCCGCTATCTGATCCTCTGTATAATTTTCCTTCTTATAGGGCGCCTTGATGAAGTCGCTCATTTACTCTCTTTAAATACTTTGTATTCCTCAAACATTCCAACTTCTTCTTTCATTGGATTGTCACCTTGTTGAGGTGGTGTATAACGAACGTCTGCTCTAGCTGTACCAGGTAGTCCCCAGTTCTTTGTATCACCAAAAGAACGTGGTTCACGTTCCTGTGTTTGCGCTGGAGTGTTTCCAAATGCTTCTTCTACATCAGCTTCTGGTTGTGCAGGCGCATTTGCTACAGAAGTTGTACCAGGAATACCTGCTAGCTTGATCAAGTTAGCGATATCCTGTGGCATATCTGTTGTAGCGTTTAATGTGCTACCGTCTGCTTTAGTGATAGTTAATGTATAACGATCCTTGCTTTCTTCAGGAGCGCCAGCGGCGGCTGCCATTGCAGTCATAGGACTCATTTCCATGTCACCACATTCGTTTACTTTATACTTCTTACCACCAACTTCGAATTCTTCTTCACCAGCATCTTTGGCTGCCTGTAAGGCGCCGCTGAACTCATTGCCTTCTTGTTTCATAACCATGTTACCTGGTTCTTGTTCTGGCTTAGAAGCAGAGTTACCTGACTTAATTAAATTAGCAATCGCTTGTATTGCTGTATCGTCTGGGTTAGTTAATAACTTAACAAATGCATCAGACAACATCATTATATCACTACGTGTCTGTTTACCTGCTGTAGCACGGGCAACTGCACCACGTAAACGTTGTGCATCTATACCCATTGTATCTGCCAACTTGCTCGTATTAAGAGCTTCATCGACTTTTTCTTCTTCGCAGTCACAAGGTGTGTGACCACATACAGAACACTCTTCAGCTTCTTGAATAGCTTTAAGACCACGCATTACGTTCATGATGTCTTCGTTGGCTTTTTCTTTTTTATCTTCTTTGCTTTCAGTGTCATCTGCACCGGGCTTTTTATCAGCCCAATCAGGTACACCGTCTTTGTCAGCATCTGGTTTCTTTTCTTCAGTGACAGCACCTTGCATGCCACCAATGGCGTTTAGTTTTCTTAGAATAGTTTCAAAGTTCATGATTATTTTCCTTTACCCACTGGGGCTGTAAATTTACGTACAGGGCTAGTTTTATTTGTGCTTGCACTGTCTCCGATTTCTGGTTCAGTTGCAGGCACATCTGGGTCTGCAATTTTTGTATGTTTCAAATCTTCTTTGCGCTTGTCTGATAACGCTTTTAATTCTTTTAACAGGCTAGTGTTGAACTTGTCACCAAATGTTTCTTCTTTGGCAGGAGTTGCTGTTAGTTCTGCTGTTAGCAATGGTTCTGTAGCTAAAGTCTTACCTGCTTCATCCTGTGTTTCACGTGGATCTTCAGGACTACGAACTACTACAAGACCTTCTGGTACACGCAACATAACTGCAAGTTCACTGTGCAACTGTTGTAAGCTAACAGGTAGATTAGCAGTGAAGTCAATAATATAAACTTCTGCTTGATCTAACTGCGGGAAATCTAAAGGACGCTTTTGTAGTATAGTCTTTTGTGGAGCAGTTACTTGCTCTACGTCATACTTTTCTAAGTGACGTTCAATTTTATCAAGTATCTCGTTACTGCAACCGCAGGCTAATTTGATTCTAACCTTGTGTTGCTTTTTAACTGATTCTAAGTATTCTAATAGGGTTGACATTCTTTTCTCCGATAAATTATTTATCACTTCTTCATGTTCTGATTAATGAGATTCAATATAGCATTGCGGTCAGTATTCAATTCACCATTGTTTTGCTGTGATTCTTCCTCGGGCTTTTGCGTCTGTGCTAGTCTAGCCGCTTTAAGCTGTAATTCCACCATTTTTAGCTTTTTATCCAGCTTGGCCGTTTTAGCAGTAATAGCATTGCCCATCATGGTACTGGCAACTTCAAATATTTTACCAGCATTTCTATCATCCATGTTAAAGCCTAGATCCATGAGTCTACCAAAACTATCCATGGCCTGTTGAGCGTAGTCGTCTAGATCCTTGTCTTCAGTTTCAAGTCCACGTACCTGAGGTAATGCTCGATCAATTCTGTCTGCTATATCCATTTGCACTGTCAATTCACTGACATCTGGAATTACCATTGGTTCAGTGTCTGCCACCAATGGTAGCTGTAATTCTTCTACATCGTTTCTGTCGGGTTCATTGCCCTCTACATTGAAAAAGTCTTCAAGTTTTTTTGTCATCTTTTACGTGTTCTTTTTGCTTTTGGCTTGTTATTAGGTTGCCAGTTATTATATATATCTTCTTCGGTGAGTATTCTAAACTTCAATCCATGCTTTTGGCACCAAGCTCTACATGCTTCCCACTTAGCCATGTTTAATACTACTGCGGCTTTTTCTTGCTGTGTTTTTGACAGCTCTAATAATGCTTGGTTACGTGGCTTGACCTCAATAACTTCACTGATCTTATTGCCATTTTTATCCTGATACGTTATTAAAAAGTCAGGATAGTAAGTTGTTTGTTTACCTGTAAAAGGATTTATATAGGGTATGCGTAAACTTTCACTGGCCCAGCCTATAACTGCCGGATGCGTGTCACAAAAACGCATTACTGTTAATTCCCAACCACTTCTATATTTGGGTTGGTTACTGCCTATATAACGGCTGGGATTTGTGGGTGTAAAAAATCCCTGCGTATAATTGTAAGCCATTAAATAACCTGTCTAGAGATACCACTGGGTATATTTGCAGTATCTAAAAATCCGATTTGGCTACTATTTGATCTACCATTATTCAGTATGTCATATACGTGATTGTCAAAACGTAGGCCGCTAGCAGTGACATATTTGATTATAGAATCTACGTCTTCGCCAGTGGTGTCGCTTATTTTAAGTACTGCAACTGTTAACTGTTTTGCCAGAGACTGTGGCACTTTTTTATTTAAAAGTTTACCATATAACACGTCGAATTTACTTGCTTCGTAGTTCATGTTATTCTCCTGGGAATCCTGTTACATTGCCCATGATGTCAACACCAGCAAACGTTGGTGCTGTTTTTGGCGCCAGTCTGCCGCCTGTTGCGTCCCTTACTGCTTGTTGTACTGCGGGGTTAGTACTTGCTCCATAGATTTTAGGAGGTTCTGTTGTTTGATTAGAGCTATTAGAACTATTAACTCTACCACCACCTGCGTCTTTTGTTTCATAAGTAACACTTTCAAAGCGTACACTTATCTGCCAGGACACTGCTTCGCTGGCACTGTAATCCAGTGTATCGTGCTGTACATCTATTATTTTTGGTTTCCAAAGAGTAGTGATACTCTCTGTACTTAAACTTGTTCTTTCTGCATCTGCACCATAGAATCTAGAAATTTCTATTCTGTCTATAATTGCATCTGAATCTTGTAGTTTTAAACCAAAGCCGTCAAAGGAGTTACGTATACCTGGGCTGGTTTTTCTAAAACTATTAGATGCTTGGCCAAGATACCCTACAAGGAAATCTTGAAATCTATTATCGTGTGTATCGTAAAATGCAATACTGATAGGCTCAAAACTTATTTTAGTAGGAACAAGCTGTCTCACGTTCCATGAGTTTACTACTTCAGTATCTATGCTGTATTTAGGTAGTTCTATTGATTTTACGCAATCATAAATGTATCTTGCGCTGGTAACTTTTGAACTATAAAAAGCCACCTGGAAATGATACTTTAGGCGCGGAGCCTTGTCCGCGCCCAAACCATACCACTTCATAGCGTCAGTTAATGCCGCCATTTACGTTCCTTAAACTGCGTTCTGGAATCCTGAACCGCTCATACTACCCTGTGTTAGTGCGCCGCGATCACCGGAACCAGCTTCACCTGCGTGAATGTCAGCGTTATCATAACGAATTTGTAATGTAATTTGCATTACATCGCTGGTTGCATAATTGTTTTCACCATAATTTGCATTCTGGATGAAACAACCATTCAAACTCCATGTCTCGATAACTGTTCCAGGCTGGCTACCGTCTAATTGTTCGATAACAATACCGAACTTATAGTCTTTACCAGCGGCAGGAGCACTTTGTAAACCGTGATTTAATTGTTTCTGCAATTGAGCAGCAACATCACGACTTACGCCGTTGTTCATGTCATCTCTTAAAGTAATTGTAATTGGTTCCCATGTATGCTTTGCAGCCAAATATGCTCGGCTGTTATATGCATCAATAGTAACTTCGTCGTGTGTTACGCTAGGGCGTGTAACGCTGATCACGTTTTGTGTGAAGTCGTTACTGCTGGCGCCTGCGCCAAAGTTATACATATTCACACGGAATCTGTATTGTAACTTTGGCATCATAATGACGCTAGTGCCGCCTGCTGGTACGCCGAATTGTGTTAAATCTGCCATCTCTTATCTCCTTGGGCTAATATATTTATCAAGCTGATAACTCGCCTGTGTTGACAACACGAATTGGGATGTAGATAAATTCAGCAGCCTTAACTGGCTCAATCGCTACGTCAATCCACAATTCATTTCTATCAATTCTGGCAGGTGTGTTGTTCGTTTCATCACAAACAACGATAAAGTCATAAATTGCTCGCTTGCTAATCATGTCTGCAAGGAAGCCATCGAAAACTTGTTTAGCATTAGCTCTTGTGATCTTGTCGTTAGGTTCAAATATGAACGGACGAGCTAATGGATCAAAGCGTTCACGCAAGTACGCCAATAAGCGACCAACGTTAACACGATCTAATGCACTAGAGAATGGTTGCATTGTACGTTGACCAAAGACATATAGACCTTGACCAGGGAAACGTGTGATTGGGTTGATACCCATTCTGCTACCATCACCATACAATGTATCACGTTGGCCATTAGTCAATGCTACAGGAATAAATTCACCTTCTGCATTGATGTAACCTACGTTACTAGCATTAGTTACAACACCGCGTGTCAAACCAGCTGGAGCAAACCAGGGATAAGCAACTTGGTCGTTATAAGCATAAGTTCTTAGAACAATATGACTTGCAGGAACAACTACATCATTGCCGTCTAAGTCACTGGCAAAACCACTTGGGTAATAACAGGCAGCTTGAGCACTACCAGATGTAATACCACGCTCACCATTAGTTACTGCATAGTTACCACTCATCCAGTTCAATAACTCTTGACCTTGTGGCTTCAATCTAAATGGTGTATCTAAGATAATAAACGCTGTTTCTTTACGATCAACATTAAGTGCAACCATCTCATCCAATAACTCTGGATATGCAGGAGCCGCAATCAATGTGAAGTAAGTCATTTCTTCACGAATTTGTGTGTTGTTGTTTACAACGGCTTGCATTGCACGAACAACTGCACGACGTTGTGCCTTGCGGAACATATATGGACGACCGTCTTCTTCGTTGCCGCTGAATGTGCTCCAACCTTTAACTGTTGTTTCACCATCGCTTAATACAACATCACCGTAGATCTTAACGTTACCTGTGCTGATTGCACTGTTCCATAATAGCATACCGTCTGGTTGTAATGCTGGATCAGGACTGTCAGTAATACCGTCTGCACCGCCTTCGCCGTTGCTTGTATCTGCCGCTGTCATTGTCAAGTCAGCAAATATAACACCGTTAGGAGTTGTTTGGTCTGTGATATCACGCTCTACCCATGCGAAACCGTCAAAGCGGAAGATACGTGGATAGTTTTCTGGATCATCACTGTTAATCCAGAAGTCGCCTGCGCTTGGATTTGATGGCTCGCTGGCATCGATAGTAACGTTGTCTGTTACAGGTTCCCACTGACCGTTGGCTTTAACGTACAAGTCAACATTTAAACTTGTGTTATACCATAATGTACCGTCAGGTGTTGAACCTTTTAATGCTGTTGTGCTTGGTGTTTCGTAAGCTGAATCCCAGTTAGAACCGTCATAAGCACGAATTTCAAAATTAGCAGACATAGCTGCCGCTCTTGCAAATAACTTACCTGCTGTTAGGCTAGAACCAAATGCTGTTGAAGCATCTGAATTGCTTGCATATACAGGAACTGCTACTGTTGCCCACTGGCGTGTTGAAGAATTCCACTTTTTAACTACTATGCTGGCGCCAGAATTAGGTGTTGTAGTTTTAATCCATACATCACCAACTGCTGTAGCACTTGGAATCTGATAGTGAGGAGCCGCAAAAACTGTTTGGCTTAGAGAAGCGTTTGTTGCGATTTTCCATACGCCTGCAACCTTTTTGTATACTTGGTAGCTAGATACAACTGTGGTTGCAACAACTGCGTAGTCGCCATTTGAACCTAGGTCTACTAGTGGTGTTACACCAGCGCTGTCCGTTGTGTCATCTAAACTAGTGATAACTAATGGTGTTTTAGCTTGCCAGCTTGCTGTACCTGTAGCAGATGCTTCAAAAATACCCCAGGCTGTGGTAGTAGCATCCAACCATAATGTTCCATTTGCAGGATCGCCTGCTGGTTCTACGTCTGTAGGCTCTAATTGTGCTAGATCAATATCAGCACGTAATACGTATGCACGGTTAGCAAGTCCTAGGTAACTATAAGCGGTGAATAAACCGTATTCGTTGACTTCAGATCCGTGAACTGGTGTACCATCAATAACTTTAAAGTATGGCTTACCAAATAATTCAACCAACTCACGTTGGCTAGTTAGTAAATATGGCTTGTTAGCATTAACAGGCATTGTGCCTTCTGCATAACCACTTCCACTTACATTTGCTTTGTTAGATTGGGTAGCAATAACGATTAACGGTACTGTGCCTTGACCGGCAGAACCGTATTGGCTTTCGTCGATAACGCTGACTGCTACGCCTGGTGAAACTAATGTAGGCATGTTTTTCTCCTTAATGTAGGTTACCAGTATTTATACTGGTTTGGAGAAAAGAGCCTATTTAGCTCATATTACTAAATTAGCTGATTGAGTTGCATCTCGTTTTCTGTGATTTCTTCTACTTGTTTGAACAAATCATCTAGAGAACGATTATTGTCTAGTATGTAATCAAAGTCTGTACCAACCCAGGCAGTTTCGCTGGCATGAATTTTAAGCTTCATTAGTTCTATGTTTGCCTGTGCTGAACCCTGATTATGCTGTAGAGCAAGATCGTACCAGTCTGGCTCTGGTCCACGAACAACCCGCACAACTACGCCACCAGCTTGTTTAATACTGGCAATCTCATTGGGGAACCTACAATCACTGATTACGATATCATCATTGGTTCTGCGCAATTTGTTTTCTACACTGGCAATCCAGATATCGTCATGAAAGCCTTTTCTGCACACTTCTGTACCCCACTGCTGTAATACCCAACGTGGCGTTAAGTTAGGCATGTTTAGTCGCTGTGCCCACCATGGATCTACTTGTTCACGCCATTCACGTGCTTCTTTGGTACGACCTTCTAAGAGAATCCTGTCCCAGCCAAATACTGCGGCTACTGCATCTTTTAATGTATTAGCAAAACTCTCACGACGGAAGCCATGTACGTTTACTAGATAATCTGCAATAGTGTCTTTACCACTGCCAATAAAACCACATACACCAATAATCATTTTAATGTCTCCTCTAACCAAACTTTACATTCAGGCCATTGTTTATAGATATGTGATAGGCCTCCAGCGTTTCGCCATTCTTCACAGTTACTTGTTCTATCATCAATTAGGATATCGCCGGGTTTACAGTGGCGCCATTTGTCATGACTAAATGGTCCAAAGAATACAGTAATATCAGGATAGCGTTCGTGTGCCCACCATACTTTATCACTGGCGGCATAGGGCATTGTGTAGTCGTGCGGTAGTGCTGTTAAGAAGAATAATCCACAGCCTGTTCGGTCTCTATAATCCCTGCACCACTGTACAAGTTCATCTGCACCTGGTTTTTTAGGTAGGTTGCGATAAAAGTGTTGATCTCGCTGTAGTTTTTTCCAGTCAGCATCTGGAATACGCTCTCCATAATTCCAGTTACGTTGTACCATTTCTCTAGCAGTCTTCATCCAGTCTGCTACTACATCATCCATGTCTAAATATATGTTCATAGTACTAGTATACAGCCGCAGTGTCTATTTGTCAATAATTAATGGTGGGACGGTCACCAAATATATTGGTAAACGTGATCTTTTAATTTGATATAGCTTTCCTCTGGGCAATCACGTTCCATGTTCAGCAAAGAATGAGTGTCTGCGTTCCAAACACATTTTTGATTAATAATAATATTTCGTTGTATATTACCGCAGGACTTTATACCTATTGGGCGGTTCATTATACAGCTATTCCAACTTTGCCCCATGAAATATATATTTTCAATTTCCCTATGCTTATCAAGGAAGCCGGCAAAGTCTTCAAATGATGTCATTGCTATTTGTAATTTGTCTGGGTTGACATAATTCAATATTACATCCGCTGTTTTTTGACTATGGTTGTGCAGTTTCGTATGATTCATATACCATAAATTGTCTGTTGGTATATCATCTACGTCATATGAAGCCAGTATAACTGCTTTAATTTCTTCGGTACGGTTTAATGTTTTTATAATGTTTGAGTAGACTCGATCGACATCGGTTTCAATGTACTCAGTCTCCCAGCAGTCTACCAACACTGCCACGGAATCTTTGGTTAGCATATTATTTGAAAGGATCTTCGCCGGTTAGTTTTGGTCTAGCAAACCATAGCTTAAACCATTCGTCTGTGCCTGGACGAATGTTGTTCTTCTTTTGGAACTGTGCCTTTTCATTGCCAGCATCACTGATATTTTCCTGTGGAGGCTGTACAGTATATGGTTTTAATAAACTCAGTGAGTCTATGCCTGCCAGTTTTTTAAGCTCTGCAAGAGCGACTGGATCTACATACGCATCAGGAATACTGGGATCATCACCTTCAAGACGAAAAGTCTGACTAGTGACTCTATATTGCTTATCCAATTATGAACCCCATAGGTGTTCCACCGTCTACATAATTGATTAGATCTTGTTCTAGCTTTTCAAGTTCTGCCTGTGCTTCGCTTTTTAAGTTATCACCGTTTAAACTTGTGCCGCCCTGTGGACCTGCAATAGTAGCAAACTTACTACGTGCTTCGCCTAGAATAAACTTGGCCTGCGCAAACGCATAATCACGAACCCAACCACCAGCATAGGGATCTATTAGAATGTCTTCGTCGTCACGTTCCACGAAACACCATACATAAGCGACATCATCTGCATGGAACTTTCTATGTAAAACTAGCTTGTGATCGTTTTGTAGGAAGGTATGTGTTACATAACCACCAAACATACGTGCCAATAATTCTCTGCGATGCGCATACATTTCGTAGTTAATTAAGCCTGCACTCATGTTGGCATTTTGTAGCAACATGTTAGTCAAGTACATGGCATCAAAAGGATCGAAGTTAGAGCCTGTTGGACCTGCACCCAAGTTACCTGTCTGTCTTAATAGTACGTCACGAACTACTACTACGTTCAGTGGTAGTTGGTATTCAATTTGCTCTGCTTTGATTTCCAGAGGAATAAACTTTTCTGTTGTAGCTCGTTGGCTTCTCTGTCTATACTTACGAAGTGATTTACTTACTGCAAGTTCATAATGCTCAAGATCTAGCTCGACATCAACCATGCCGCCGCCCAATCTAAGCTCTATTTCCTTAATTACTTCGTCTTTGATAGCCATGAAAAAATCTCCCGTTAAGTATATTTAGCGGGAGATTATAGTTAGGTTTAGTATAACAAGCAACCTAGCGGTATACCAAATTGTCTATCCTGACTTGCTGATTTCGCTGTTGCAAACGGAACTTTTTGTTTTAGTCTTAGACTATTGTTCTGCTCTGGATACCAGTTAGCATACAAATAAATCCAGGATCCTGCATAGGGTTCGTCATACCAGTTAGTAAAATTAAAGTTTTGCGCTGTTCCTGAACCACCATTGTTGTAACCCACACTTGCCCATTTAACAATGTAATCTGGATTATCCAATGTATTCAGAAATAAATCAACTGCTTTATGTAAGCGGGCTTCTAGTACAGGATCTACAGTAACTCCTGCTTCACGTGCAAGATATATGGAAGTTATAATTTCATTTAAACTAGAATAATGATACCACATACCACGATTACCTCGGGTTGTGCGATTAACAATCGATCCATCCTCATTAACCAAGGGAGTTATACCAGTCATCATTCTATTAACCAAGGGCAGTGTTGCCGCTACACCCTGTGTTTCTTTAACACGCTGGATCTCCCAGTGATATCTACCCATGCCCAGACCAAAGAATACATTATCAGGATTAGGAGTATTAACGTCCCAAAAGAGTAGCCATTCCATGATCTTTGCATGTTTACTGGGCTCACTTACCTTAGCCCAGTCAGACAGCAAACTATATGATCTGCGCAAAGATTCAACCATTTCCATAATAAAGTTATTATCTTGGATCGCACTTAAATCATTGCCATTGGGATCTATCCATTGTGTACAAGTTGGGTCCCAGTTACTTGTCGGAGACCAGCACAACCTACTACCCTGATAAGCATTAGCATTTGCCCAGCCATATAATTTAGACACTAATGTAGTTTTAAGAGCGATATCATTTCGTTCTTTGGCAATAGCAGAATAGTTAGAAAATGCGATTGTAAAATTCTCGTGATCATCTGCTCCAGGAATACTAGACCTATTATTCCAACTACTAGTCAATCCAGTAAAGTTGTAAATAGGGCTAGCGTTCAGCGAACTAATAGAAGACTGTTCTGTACAAGCGATGTCCTTGTTCTTAGGCTCGCTGGATTTAACTGACAGCACTGTTCCTACATTTACAACTACGTCATAGTAAACAAAACCATATGCTTTTACACTGGGGATTGTAAGTTGATTTTTGTATGGGTCATAAGAGTCCATTGTATCCGCAGGTTTTGCAGGATACTTGGAATCTAAGCTAGAACCACCCACTGTTAGTATAGGGCCAACTGTGATAACAACATCACGATAAATCGTTTCTCCCAACACTACTGCTGGAATTGACAATTGATTGTTTACATGATTATATGTGTCAGTGGCATAGACTGCGGGAGAAAAAAGTGCTACCAGTGATAAAAATAATTCAGTGATATATTTCATTTTAACCGCCGTTCTTTTTTAACACGGGTGCAAAAGGATCTGTTGGTGCAGGCGCTGTTGGTTGAGTAGGTAATGACTTTCCCAGAGCTTCCTGAAAAGGATTATTCTCGATTACCACACTACTGCCGCCCCCACCACAGGCAGTTAATGTTACTGCTAGTATTAAACTTAGATATTTCATTTGTATACCTTTAGCAAAATCATGTCTTTATTTATACGTCCATTAAGTTTGGTCTCAGTGGCCTTAATAGTTTTAAACCATTTCTTAGCGGCAGGTTTGCCGTTAGCACTAAACTCTTTGAGTTGATCTGCAGGCTTGCGCAGTGTTTTCTGCACACTTGCCGCGGCATCAAAGCCTTGGATTGCTGTACCTTTGACACCGAGTGAACCTGCATACTGATCCACGATATAGATACCCAACTTACGTGTCTTTGTGTTATACACCCAAAGCTCTTGTGCTGTGAGAATCGTAGTGGCGTCCACACTTTTAAGTTTCAGTTCTGCGAACTCTTTGAGGTGTTGCATTTTGCTAACAACCTTTTCAGGGCTCACTGCCTTTTTCTTACGTGGTGCCTTACTGGCTTTCTTGATAACGCCATAGCTGTTACAGTCCGCAACAACCTGAGTCCACCACTTTACAATGGCAGTTAGTTGGCGCTTGCCAAGATGTTTGTAGCCTTCAATAATTTGACTGTCCTTGGTTGACATGACTTCATTGAATTCTGCAACCTTGGCTTCTGCCAGTGCCACAATAGTTTTCATATGTGCTGGCTGAATGTTGTACTGCACTAACAAGTCAACTGCCTTGGGATCGCCTTTGAACTCATTAACAGTCATGAACTCGTCAAAACGTCCTTCGATTTCTCCGGCACACTCTGCTGTCTTTTCTGCTAGACGATCTTGAATAGTAGGTGCTTTGGCTTTGAGTTCTTCGGCTTCTGCCCGTGCACGATCCTTGGCACCTTGCACACTAAAGCCACTGACATAGGTGTCGTTTTCTGCGGCTTTAATTGTCTTTACAATGGTACGCAAAGTATGAAAGCGAAGTTTAAGACCGGCACGTCCTGCTCGTGTAATAAAACCAATTGTAGGTCCTGTACGTAGAGTACCATCCTTGGCAAGCTCTGCCAGTTTAGCTCTACGTGGGTTACGTGCAAGGAATAAACTGAGCCAGCTGTATGCTGTCTTATAATCTTGTGTAGCGTTATACCAGTTCAGTGCTCGCATAACCTTGGATGTGTACTCACTGTGAGTCCACTGATCTTGTTCTTCAATACTAGGGAACTCAGGCTCGTCACCAATGTACTTTGAATCTGCTTCTCGGTATGCAAGTTTCTTAGGAAGCTCGGCATAACGCCAAGCGATTTTTCCAGAGTCTACAGTTTTTGTTGTGCGTTTTGTCGCCATTTTATTTCCTTATTAAGCCGCTTTGCGGAAGTATTGATAGGGTAAGCCCAGAGACCAAGCAAGATAATCATTGTCACCTTGGGTGTCTTCTGCTTCGTGAATCCAGCGCATAGCCATTGCCCGATCTTTAGCACCGATACTAATTAGTTCTGCAACTCGGCGTTCGAACTTTTCAACGGCGGCTTCTTCGTTGATTGTTTGTGCAATATCATTGGCTCGCATCACTTCTGTTAATTCAGCAAACTCTTGGTCGAATTGCTCAAGTGTCCAAGAAGAAGTATCAATGTGACGTGGACGGAAGCCATGTGCGTCTTTGTACATATCCCAGAAAGTGCATTGAGCCTGCTCCAACTCTGTCATGTCTTCCCAAGTTGTGAATTCTGTAGTCATCGATTACTCCCTATTTGCTGTCGATAATGTATTATAACACACTAGCCAATTTACGTCAATTAAATGGATTTACCATTCTTTCTTGTCGCCATTGGCTTCGTTGTCCCTATAGCCAGCTGTATAGGCAACAATTTCTTGAGCTGACATTTGAGCCAGTTCAATTTTAGGCGAATTATAAGAATCACCCACGAAATAGTGAGGGTTATAATCACGACCATAATAGCTGTCAGCTTGACCGCGATCGTAAGGGCTTCCGTGTCTTTGAGTGTAATACATTTAAAACTCCTGTTTTGTTTCGCTATGTATCAATTATAACAGAAAATCGAATTTACGTCAATTTATGGGTATTTTAGACGCTAGCCATTTTCATGATGATAGCCAGCTCATCGTTCTCCACATAGAAGTCTGTGGTTGGATCGTAGTAGGCGCCCTCTTTTGGGTCATAGTAAAGAACCCGACCATCGTAGTTGAAAGGACCTTCCAAGCCCTTACGTGGGCCATAATTTTCACGCATACGATCTGTAGAATTCAAAACCTTGTAACCCATGTCTGCTCCTTAAATCTTAGTAAGAATCCAAATCTTGACAGCAAAGATAACTATCACTACTGCCACGGTTATAATAATTTGTAAGTCTGTCATTGTTTATCTTTAAGCAAAGAACTCAATGGCTTCTGCCTTAAACACCCGATAGGCTTCCATAGTTTTTTGTGTCTGAGCCAAAGGATGATCATTGACGAATTTCAAGAAATCCAAAAAGTTCATGCCCACAAATTCTGCGTCTTTTTGCAGTACTGAAATCGCTGTAGTAAGTTTCATATAAACTCCCTTTTTGTTAACCGATAACGTATTATAGCACAGGCACCAATTTATGCCTATTTTTGGCTATTATTTTAAGCCGCCAAGCGTTGTAGCGTTTTCGCAACATTATCTTGTACTAATTGCTCAAATCCTGCGGGCGTCAAAGGGTAGCCTAGCTCTTTCAAGTGCTTTTTAATGTGCGGCTGAATAAAT